GAGAGGGCTTCCCTTTAGCTTTAAAAACAAACTCGGTTCAGATACCGCCCAAAAAGGACGCAACCGCTAAAGGCTCTATATTTTTGTTATCAGGGCGAAATATGCAAAACCCTTAATTCATTATTTAATTTAGTTATTTATGATTTAAAGTCAACAACGGATAGTAAAATAATTGTAATTAATTTAAAAAAATAGATAAGCCTATAATTATAAGCCTATCTATTTAATGTATATGTAATGATAACTAATGTATTAATAAGGAGTAATGACAGCTATACTATATAGCTATGTATAAGCCTTCATACTAATATGGGAACTTTAATCATATTAATATGTATTAGAAAAAAATAGACCCTAGCTCACACACAAACAAAACATTTAATTAGCTTTGATATACAAAGGATTGAATATCCTATAATACAGCAATTTTTCTAAGGTTTATGCGGCTTTTTTTGGTCTGTTTGGGCTAGAATTTTGGAGGCGATGGGGAAAATTGGATAGTCATTATCGATGATACCTACTCATATTTTTCTATCAAATATTTGCCATTACCTCTGACATACTTTTAGCTCTCTCTGGTGTCTGCTTTGCCCACTTTGAGTCTAGCATTTCCATACTCGCAACTTTATACTGTTGGTCATTCACCGCTTTTAAAAACCTGACAAACTTAGAGACACCATAAGTCCCCATTTGGAATACCATCTCCACAACTAAACCATGAGCGGTTTGATTAACTTCAGGATTAGTTACAAGCTCTGAAGCTCCTACACAGGCTGTATCAAAGTCTGACTCAAATATCTCTTCCCAACCTTCTTTAGTTGCAGGGATAGCTTCTCCGTCCATTATTCGATGACCGTATCCACCTGTTAAATACCCTTCAGTACACTTATAGGCTTCTAATCTGTATCCTTCATGTTCTTTAATACGAGCTTTGACGTCTTTCATTTAAAACTTCCTTGTTAATGATAGTAATAGTTGAGGATACTCAGAGTTTTCTGAATATACTTTAAGAGAATACACAATATCTTTCATTGTGTGGTTCTCATACGTTAGTGTTTGTCTTAATCCTTCATAATGATGTGATGTTTCTAATAAGATAATATAATCACTTACTGAGTCACAATCACTTTCATATATCTTTACACCAAAGTTAGCATGAAGATTATTCAAAGGCTTCATGTGAGGTATATCTAAATCATAAGTACGGATACCAAATAAAGCGTTACCTTCCGTAGCAAATCGACTACGACCCCAGTTAGACTCTATTACACCTTGAGCAATCACTAGGCTCTCAGGGATAAACGTCTCTGAGACGCTGTTATGAGCTTTTAAACACGACTTTATAGTGTTAACAAACCTCTCTTGATAATCTTCCGCAAATACATTAAATGAGCTAAAAAATATAACGATAAATACTAATACTTTCATAAAGTACCTCCTGTTAGAAGGGTACTATATCCACCTATCGTCTCTTGATTGTCTGCCTATGGTATGTTCCATAAATCTCTCTAAATCTTTGTTAATCAAATCATCTTTATGTTGGTCAAAAGCTAGAGTTTGGTCTCTGTCAATTCTCTCAACCCAATAGTTAGCCGCAATAGCTAAAGCATCTATTTGGTCATCATGTCTTAACGCACCCTTCTCTCTTGTTATTCTAGTCATCTGTCTGAATAATTGGTGGTCAGGGTCTAGTTTAAAGTCTTCTTTGACGAGTAATTCATCAATAACAAGCCTATGAGTATTCATAATAGGCTCTAATGTGTCTATAATTCTCTTCTCTTTTTGAATATTATGTCTTACTTCTTCTATTTCACATGGGTGTATCTTAGCCATAACAGGTTTTAGTAAGGCTGTAGCCATACCATCACCAAAGTTACTCTCGATAACCACATGATTTACTTTGTTTCTTTTAGCAATGTTAGATAATTTCTCTAATACAGTATCAGAATAACCACCTTCTAATGCTCCTATGTCTGTTAAATACAGAACACCATGTAACATTTTAAGAACAGCATACGCTGTCTTATCTGCACCACGACCTGAAGGGTCAATAGACATAGCTACACCTTCAAATGGTGTAAACTCTTCTGACATATACAGAGGAGACGTCCAATAATCACCTTTAAGTCCAACATTAGGTAACTCAGGGTCAACCGCTTTTATTTGGTCTTGTCCTGAAGCCCATTGTATCTTAGCAGGAGCTTCTTCCCATGTAGAGCAACCTGATACAGTTATTAAATCATTAAGTTTAAGAGGGTGTTTGTTTGCATCAGATAAAGAAGTATCTAACATAAACTGTAAGTTAAACCCTGAACGACCATAAGAACTTAATCGTTCCATCAAATCTATTTCATTAAACCTGTTAGGGTCTGTAGGTTTACCTTCTTTGTCTGTAACCTCATTAATAATTGGTGCTATCTTATGCCCATATCCTACAGTTTGTACTTTATCAGGATATAAAGCTGTCCATATTCTAGTTTTAAAGCCACGCTCTTCTAAATCATTATATAATGACATTTCAGTTTGCGGTGTTCCTAGAAATACAATTCTACCAACTTTAGGTTTTATGATTGCATCAAATTCTTTTACTGTTTCACCTAATCTGTCTCTCATTAGTTGTGTTTGAGAGTTATTAGCTGACTCAACGTCATCAGCAATAATTAAGTCTGCTCTTGAACCTGTAAGCTGTCCTGTAATACCCATAGATTTAACTGAGGGTGCATGTGAAGCTAATGCAGGTGCAACATCAAAGCTAACTTTACTTTGTCGTTGTTCATTTCTAGGCTGTAAGTGTTGTAATAGTGGCATCTCAGCTATGAGACGCTGTGTAAATGTACTAAAGTCATCTGCTCTACTTTTACTTGCAGATACAACCAAGATATTTCTTTGAGGATTTAATAATAGTTGGTGACAAACAAATGCACTTGTAATCCAAGATTTACCTACACCTCTAAATGCTTCTATAACTATTCTTTTCTCATCTGATTGCAGATAATCAGCTATGTCATATTGTATGGGTGTTGGTTCAGGTAAGTTTAAATGTTTCCAACATAAGTATAAAAAGTTTTTAAAATTCTTTATACGTTTATCCTTCAGTGTCATAAGGTAAGTCCTCAAGTATATTCTTAGCTTTCTCAACTATAGTTTCACTACTGTATGTTTTACATACGTCTAAACACACTTTCATTTCTGAAGCTGTTAGGTCTTCACCTGAAGTTAGTTTTTTGTAGGCTTGTGTGACTAATAGAACAGGTAACTCTTCTATTATCTTTTCTATGTTTGGTTTTACTTGTGGATTTTCCTTTTCATTCATTAAAAGATGTTATTCCAAAGAATAACTAGCAGGATAATACCTACACCTATTAAAAAACGTCTAAAATTTTTGTTTAAACCTTTCCATGAATATTTAAACTCGTCTAAAAAATTTTGCATTTAGTATCCCTTTGGTTTCGGTTTTGGTTTCGGTTTTGGTTTTTTTGGCATGTTATTTTCCTTTCGCAGTTTTAGCCGCTCTTTTAAAATTTGCGGCGGTAGGAGAACCTTTTGTTCCAACTTTTCTCATTCTTTCATTACTACCAGACGCAATTCTTTTACGTTTAGCGTGAATGTTTGCATATAATCCTTTTTTAGTCATTACTTTGTTAGTCCTTTCGATTTTTCAAAACTTCTCATTCCTGCAACACCCAACATTGAAGTGACTATTGCTAGAAGCGAACCAGTTTCTATATTAGGAGCAGTTATTTCTAATCCTGAAAATTTTGCGTACCATTCTATTGAAGGTGAAAGTATAAACTCAAACATTAAAGCAAAGCCGCCTACCCAACCGATTGCAGGTCTCCAACCGCTCACAAATATTGACCTGTGACCTGCTTCGACTTTATTTACATCTAATTGTTTTTCAGCTAACTTTTGCTGAATACGTTGCATTAATATTTTTTTATCTAGTTTCTCATCTTCTGAGGTATGGATTTCGTCAACTACTTTTGCAATAGTTTTTAAAGCTCCATCTTTACCCCCTAATAAACTTCCTATTACTTGGAGCATGAGCCACAGCCGCAGTTACATTTATTCTTTTTTACTAAGAAAAGTAACACTACTAATATTATTAAGTTTAATGCTGAAATATCGTTCATTAATAAACTCCCTATTTGGTCTGTTTTCATTTCTATCCTATCTTTAAAATTTTCATTATTGTCCAAATTGCGGCGGTAGCCGCCCCTATCCACATGACTGCTTTAATGCTACCTTTTCCAGTAGCCAATTCTTGTTTGAGAGATTGGATAGCACTCCTATTTTCCTTAACTTCTATCTTTATCTCATCTAAGGTTTTTTGTAAGTTACTTACTTGGGTGTTCCAATCACTCATTCTCTGTAATCTCCATCAATCTCTAAACGTAGAGATTTTATTTTATAATTTAATTCTAATATTTCTTGTTTTAAGGTTAGTACATTTTGATTTTCTTGTATGGTTACAATATCGTCTTTCATTATAGAAAAATCTTTCCATAATTGACCTACAATAAATACGTTAGCTACTAATGTTGAAAGTAATCCTGTTATTATAAGTATTGTTTTTAAATTAACATCTACTTGTGCCATCTACCACAAGTACACTTTCCATCTTCGCAACAAGGATTAATCATAATTTATCCATCTCCTCTTTTACTTTTGTCCATGTGATTTCTGCGTGAGGATTAGTTGTTGTAAAACTACCATCTACTTCCCACTCAATAGTATTAAATGTTTCTTCATTAATTATATTTGTATGAATTGTTAAAGGTGTATTAGGTTTTAAAATTTCAATAGCTTTAAACATTTTATCTACATTGTTCATGCCGCAATCTCCATAACAGTAAATCTAGTAGCACTAGGGTTAAATGGCGAGCCTGCACTATTTCCAAAAATTCTTATTCTACCTACTCCTCTAGTTGCACAACCTAATGTTATATTAAAAGCACTCGTTGTATTTTGATTCCAAAAAGCAGAAACGTTACCAGAAAATTCTATATAATGGTCATTTGCTGGCATACTATTTATGCTAAAACCTTGAGTTGCTCTTATTACACTTCCAGGTGTTTCTATAACAACTTGTCCACCTGATGTCAGTGAAGCATTATTTCCATATAATTGATAACTAAAACTAAGTGTTGCAAATAAATTACTATTTGAGGCTGTTGGAGTATAAGAACAAGTAAGAAAATTACTAAGACTTGCAGAAGTAGTATGAGTATCTCCAGTAAATTCATAAGATTGAACTTTTAAAACTTTGCCCCCACTAAAGTTGGCATTAGGCAAAGTACCTGTAACACCTTGTGTTAAATTTAAAAATGTCTGTGCCATTATGCGTTCTCCAATGTTTGTACTCTTGCTTCAAGAGTTTCTATTTTTGTTATTGCTTCTTGTAAGGCACTTGTCAGTAAAGGAACTAATTTTGATTGGTCAATAGATTGTGCATTTATTTCTGTTGTAGAATAAGTTTTTGCATCGCCAACTTTTTTACTCGGATTATCTCCTTGTGTTTCTACATCATCAGCCGTATATTTTGTTTTAACAGCCATAGCATCTTTATCACCACTAATTGCTTCTGGTACGACACTAGATACTTCATGTGCAAAGAAGCCATCTACTGTTTTATCCTTATCATTTTTAAAATTAAACCTGTAAGGTTTTAAATTTTTAAGTCTTTTAATACCATCTGATATAGCTACTTCATTTTCTTTTAATCTGTAATCTGATGATGTGTTATATGATGTTGAATTGTTTGTTGACCGAATAGTACCAACTGTGCTTCCACTATAATGAAAAGCCATTGGATATCCACTAGTATTAATAAAATTAGTTGCAACAGCTACTTCATCACCATCTCTTGTAAGACTTATTCTTTCCCCACCATCTGTCCACATTCCACCATTAGCATTAAAGTTGTTAGCAGTTTTATTAACAAAAATTTCACCATAACTATCAATACGCATTCTTTCAGAGTCACCTGTTTTAAACTGCATACTATTATTACCATGAGCATATACTATTGCACCCATTGTAGAATTTCCATTATCACCAAAATATATTGAGCCTTCATCATTGTTAGCTGAAAGTATTGATAAACCACTTGCTCCACTACCTTCAATAACTAACTCATCACCATTTCCACCTACACTTGCACCACTATCGCCAGTTTTAATATGAAGTCCAACACCTAAATCTTTTGAAGATAAACCACTTGTTGCAAAATAATTATCTGCGTTTGCACCAACACTAGCAAAAGCTAAAGTACCACTTCCATTAGTTGTTAATGCTTGACCATTAGAGCCATCAGAAACATTAAGTTGCGTTATGCCTACAGAATTGTTTCCAAGTTTAGCTGAAGTAACTGCACCATCGGAAACTGTTGTTAGTAGTCCTACTCCAAAATGTTTAACTGAATTGCATACAGAACTCCCACTTGGGACAAAATCAAAGGTAACAGTAGACCCAGAAATTGTAAAATTATTTGCTTGTATCACACCATCAATTTGAATTTGTAATGCGTCTGCACTTACTGGTACAAAAGCTACCGAGTTTTGTGTTAGGTTAAATGTTGTTGAACTTCCATTGAATGTTAAATTATCTAAAGTTGATATGTTATCTATTTGGTCTATTCCTCTTCCTATGTAACTCATTCTGGTTTACTCCATACTGTGTGTGTTAGTTCGCCATTTTCATTTCTATCAAGAAGTGAGTCGTAATCACTTTCACTATAGGTACTAGGAATATCTCTTAGTGCTTGGCGATAGTCTGATTGTGCTGTTGTAATATTACCTCGTAATACCCACCAATCAGTTTCCAAAAGTTTTTGTTCTCTTATTCTTTTAATTTCAGTAAGTTTTCTATTAGTAGAATTATTATTCCAAGCTGTTTCTCTAGCGTCTATAATAGCTTGTTCTTCTGCTGTTGCGTCTCTTATTGTATTATTAATTATAACTTTACTCATTTTAACTATCTACCAATCCATAAATTTTAACTGTTACGTTAATGTGTTGTGTGCTTGCGTAAAAAGTAACACCTCTAGCAGAAGCATTATTTTCATGTGTTCCACCAAAATAACCGCCTATGTTATTGGTGCTAGCATCAATATATCCAAAAGTACCATGAAAGTTTGTAAATTTAGAACTTGTGTAAGGGTCTTGTATCCACATTGACATTCTAAAACCATTTTTATTTGAAGCATTAGTAACACCAGAATCAGTCATTTGAACTCCGCCTTGATTAATTTGCGCTCTTTGTGTTGCGTTACCACTATCTGAAAAAATTCCTGTAAAGTTATACATATAATTATTTGTTATATCAGATGGAGTATCGTCTCTTAATTTCCAAAATATACTAACATTATTTGTTGCAGGAACTGCTTTAGTTACCACCATAAGATAATTTTTATAAGTAGAAGAAAATACATTATCTACGCTTATTTGAGCCGCATTACTTCCTGTATCAGAGCCACCAAGATAAACTAAACCACCTGAATTATCCCCTGTCACAGTACCAGTAAAATCAAAGTTTTGTGATAAATCTATTCCATCAGGTTTTAATAAAGTAAAAGGCATTATTCACTCTCCTTTGGATATTTTGTTTTAATTTCTTGTACTTTAGTCTGCCAAGCGTCTAATCCATTTTCTGTAATGTATTCTAATTGCTCTGCTAGACTTCCATATTCTTTTTGTCTGTTCGCTACAGCGATTGCATTGTTTTCTAATGTTGTTGCTTGGGAAGATAAAGCGTCTAGTTGTTCGTCTGTGGGTTTAGGTTTATCTGTTGCGTTCCACTCTTTGATGTAATCTGTACCAGTATCATTTTGTAATTTTACTTCTGATGTAAAGTTTGGCGTTCTACCTAAGTATGCTTTTATTTTATTTGTTAAATTATTCATAATTTTTATTTCCTATGATGCTGAAATCCTAAATCCGTGACAATAAGTTCTTCTATCTGTAGCACCTCTTAAATAAACATTACCACTTATTGCATCTAGGTAAGCAAAAAATGTTATTACATCACCTACTGCTAAATCTACGATAATATCAACAGAAGCACCGATAGTGAAACCTTGATTATTACTATAGTCAGTATATGTTTCTACAATTTGAGAATCGTTTTTTCTAATAGATGTAACATTATTAGATAGCATACTATTTCCATCATTAGGATAAGAAATAGTGTGAACACTTAAAAAATACTTTCCTGCTTTTCCAGATGGAACTGTGAAGTTTGCTGAAGCACCAGTTGTAAAAGCGTTATCACTATCAAGTTCTTCTGTATCAAAAGCAATTTTTGTAGTTGTTTGGTCACTAACACTTTGATTTGCATTTAATCTAGCGGCAAAATAAGGTGTATTAGCTTCTCCAATTCCTGTTATGCTTCCACCTAATGCAACACTAGAGCCATTAATACTTACACTAGAGTTAGCAAGTTTAGAGTTTGCTATACTTCCTGCCAACATATCATTTGTTACTGTGCCTGTGTCTGGTGTTTGTGTAGCTACTGCTTTTCCTAGATAAGCAATTTCTACAATATCACTTGATACTAATGTTCCACCAAGAGTAATACGAGTAGAAGAAGTTAAAGTTAAATTCGTGCTATCTTGTTTAACAAAGTTTACCCATACGATGACATCTGCTAGAGAAGATATGCTGTGGTTTAAATCTACATAAGCTGTAGTTATGCCAGTGTATCGCTCTTTAGCGTTACTGATAAAACCATTTTGAGGTTTACTACCTAAATATGCCATGTATCTCCTATGCTACGTCAGTTAATAAAGAAACAATTACGTCTGCTGTGCCACCATCTTTTTTGACTTTTATTGCTCCACCACTAGGAATAACTATTTTTCCTTGAACACACTCTAGTGAACTTCCAGTTGGTAGGGGTGCATTTTTAATTATGTATCTATCGTTAGACCCATCATTAAGAACTGCATCTACATTTATAGAAGTAGTACCTGTGTTAGAAATAAGTAAACCTATTACGATTTGCTTATTAGAAGTTGCAGAGACAACAGTAGTCAAATTATTATTAGCTAATGTTGCGTCAGCTTGTGAAAAATTATTTGCCATGTGTTATCCTAATGCTATTGCGAATGGGATACTGTTATCCGTTGCCGCAATGGTTAAAGTTTCATTACTTCCATTATTATTCTCAGTGAAAGTAACATTCGTACCTGCTACAAGTTTACCATTTAAGAAACCTGCTGTGGTGTCGTTAGATGATACTTTAGAAGTCTCATCTGTGTTTACTCCAACAGAAGACCAAGCACTTCCATTGTAATATTTTAAAGCGTTAGATGAAGTATTATAAACTAAGTCACCTTCATCTAAGGAAGATGTAGGGTCACTTGAGTCTACTCTATATCTATCAGCAAAACTATTTACGCCACTAATATTAGAGGCTACTGTATTGACATTAGCTATCGCACCGCCAACTGTGTTAACATTAGCGATTGCTCCGCCAACTGTATTGACGTTAGCGATTGAACCTGCCACTAAATCTATTTCTGAACTTGCCTCAGCTAAATCATCAGCTACAGCTTCTATTTCTGTTAGTTTATTTTCTACTGCCGCTACATCTGCTGATATTCCTGCCACCGCAGTTATATCACTAGAAATACCTGCTAGAGTTGTAATATTTGAATTTTGACCTGCTACTGTATTTATATTAGTAGCATTTGAATTGACTGTATTAATTGCTGTTTGGTCTGAAGATGTTGGCGTTGTTCTAAGCCATGTTGTATTACCTAAGTCATACACCATCATCACATTATTTGTTGTATTAAAATATAATGCACCATCAATTAAAGTTGCACCATCATTGTCAACTGAAGGATTTGAAGCCTTAGCTCCTAAATATCTGTCATCAAAGCTATCATAACTAGCCGCCGCAGATGTTGCTGAAGAAGCCGCATTAGTAGCTTGTGTTGACGCTGTACTAGCGGAACTAGCCGCCGCCGTAGCTGACGTACTTGCTTCACTAGCTTTTGTGGTAGCTGTCGAAGCTGATGTACTTGCTTCAGAGGCTTTTGTTGTAGCTGTTGAAGCTGAAGTCGAAGCTGAAGTAGCTGACGTACTAGCCTCACTAGCTTTAGTTGTCGCTGTAGAAGCTGAAGTCGAAGCACTTGTAGCACTTGTAGCCGCCGCCGTAGCTGAACTTGCCGCCGCAGTCGCTTGAGTTGTTGCTTGATTTACTTGTGAAGTAGCCGCCGTATCAACATAATTCTTTGTTGCGGCGTCTTGTGCTGACGTAGGGTCTACAACATTTCTTAATTTTTTAGTACCTACATCATATTGAAAGTCTGAGTTTGATATTTTGATAACATCATCTGCGTCATCAATAGCTTCCTGAGACATAAAGAAACCTTGATTAGAGTCTGTATCTAAATCATTTTCTGTTAATACTGAGCCTGAAGCATAATCTACTAATTTTGTTCCTTGACTTGTTGTACGCCTAATTTCAATAGCGGCACTATTAGCAGGAGCGGAACTAAAGGTAATTGTCGTACCTGCACCATTCCAACTAAAAGCTGTTGTAGCTGAACCTGCTACAGTAACAGTAATATCTGCTTGGTCTCTGTAACTAAAAGGTACAGAATACGCAGTTGTACTGCCGTTACCAGTGTAACGTACAAAACTATTAGCCATGCTTATCCTTTATTTGTGAATTTCTCTTCTAAGAAGGGAACTTTATTTTTGAGCGTTTACGGCTTTAAGCCATATTTGTAGAGATGAATTTAGTTTCTCTTTTATAAATATCTCTCTATTTTTAAGAAGATTGATTAATTCATTATTATCTTTAAACATAATGTCATAGGCTTCCCCCTCAAAATCATGCACTATTTTTAATAAGAATTTTTGTTTATAGTCATCACCTGCAACAATACCTTCAGGTAGTTTATTCATTTGACTTGTAGGGTCAGTAATTTGATGTTCTATAATTTCTTTTAATGACGCTTCTTTTTTTAAGGGTGCATAAAAGACTTTCATATCCTGCTTTATTTCTAACCACCTATCATAGTAAGTTTGACCTTTATGTTCACCAGTTTTAAATCTTTTTTCTTTTAAGTTTATTCCTGTGTGTTTATCTATTTTACTAGGAGCAGTATAATCAAAATCTCTTTCATTAAAGAATTTTGCTACAATACTATTCTTAAATTCTGTCATAGCAAAAGGAGAAGACCATAATCCTGTCTTTCCGCCTAAGCCAAAGAACCACCCTCTTTCTCTATCAATCTTTTCTCCAAAGATATTACGTTGAGGCATAACTCTATTAGGGTCATCTAAAGGATTTAAAGCAGATAATCTGTCTGAAAATCCCCATATTTCTCTTTCCCAACTATCATTAACTCTACTAACATATCGCATAAAACCTGATAATGGTGCAAATTTATTTATAAATCTACCATACATAGAAGCCGCTAATCTTTCAGGGTCTCTTGTTTTCATCATACCATCACCTAAAATTAAATCTGCTGTTTCTAACATATTTTTTGTATAAAATTTTGATGTAAAATTTCTTGTCATTGAAGCAATAACAGACATAGATAATTCTACATATTTATTTTCTACTTCTTCAGGTAAATCTTCATTGTGTTTTAAAAATTTATTTAATGCTTCTGTCATATCTGCCGCTATAAAAAAGGGCATTAAAAATGGGTCTAATCTATTAAGAGAAATGTGACGTCCATCTTGTGTTCTTAATGCGTAAGGTTTCCAACCAGTTGAAGCAGACCTTTCATCATTTTCTTTATAATTAGGAGAACCACCACTTGTTACCATTCCAAATTGTGCCGCCATAAATGCACTACCCCACAATAACCAACCCATCTGTATTCTAGCGTTAGCTTCCGCCGCTTTTTCAGGATTTAGATATTTACCAGTTACTTTATCTTTAGCCAACATGTGACGCATTTGTAATTGGTATCTGCCCACTAAAGGTAAGTGTTGAAAATTCCATCTTAATAAGTTTGAAGGAGTATTAATAAAGTGTAACCCAAATACTCTTGACCATCTATGTTTTGACGTCCATGCTAAAATACCGCCTGTTACGTTACCTTTTAATCGTTTACCAGTTTTAGGGTCAAACGCCATTTGGTGAGCAGATTGCGTATAAGTAGAGTCTCTTGCGTATTCTAATGGGTCATTAATTTCATAAGCGTCTGCTTCTGTTGTACCTTTAACATTACCTGCTTCTATAGCTTTACCACTGTTCTCTTGATATAATTTAGAGCGTCTTTGAAATTCTGCTTTATAGGCTTTTCTATTTTTTAATTGAAGAAAACTACTAGATATTAATTCAGGATTTTCTCTCATTATAGCTGAGTTAACTTGTGCCGCTACTCTAGCTTTAAAGGTCATAGTTTTTAAGAACTCATCACCTGCACTGAGAAGTCTTAGAGGTAGCGTTAATGTAAATGAAGAAGGTCTCCAAACAAATTTATTAACACCTTTACCCACAAAACCAAAAGGAGAAGTTAATAAATCTCCCCATTCATTAAACCATCTTTGCAGTTGACCTTGACGAATGTTGTTATCAACTTTCATTTGCATAGCATCTAGCACAGGTCTTCCCTGCCTAAACCCTCTGCCTAATCCCTGTATTGCATGAAGTATATAATAGTATTGATAGAAGTATGTTTGTAAGGCTTCTCTCGCTACTGTACCTGCTCTAGCTTGTCTTGTAACTCCCATGTTTGCCGCTCTTAACAACATAACAAAAGGCTTCCATTGTGTTTGCACAAGAGAAGAAGCTATGTTTAATATGTGTGTATCAGGAGAAGAAAGTAAGTTGTTATTGACATACTCTGCCGCTAAATCCCAACTCTTTACTTTTCTAACATTTTGCATTGCGTCTTCAATAGCTTCATTACTATCTAACTTAGCAACTTGACGCCAAAACTCTTCAGCGTTTCCATCAATTTTTTGTTTAGCTAATTTTGGATTTTCAGGATTAACAATTAATTCTGCTACATTTAATTCTTGTCTATTAATACGTTGAGCCGCTTGAGCTACAGCTATATTATTCTGTACTTGTTTTTTAACAATTAATAATTCTTTTCCTAATTCATCTCTTTCTGTTAATTCTTTTAATATTTTTGATTTTTCAACTGGCGTTAAATTTTCAAACTCCAACATACTTGCTAGTCTTTTTATGTCATCAATATTTTTAAGAATAACCATATCGTGAGCTAAGACAGTAGCCGCTAATTCTTTACCTTGAGAACCAAACTTTTCCATAGCTTTAATAACAGCTTGAGGATTAACGCCTAATCTCTCAGCACTCTCTTTAATCATTTGAAAAGATTTAGTTGCCGCTATTTCTTCTAAAACATTTGCTATTTCTTTAACAGCGTTTTTTAAATATACAGTTGTACCAAAAGTCCCATCAGACATACGTTTATAATTAAACATAGTCTTAGGAGGCTTATCTGAATTAAGTAAACCTTCTTTAGCTGTCTGTCTTAATGATTTAATTCGTTGGTCTATTGTTTCATTAGGATTAATTTTATTCTTTGCTTCTATTTCATCTATTTGTTTTTTAGTTTTGTTTTTATAAAAATCATTTCCTTTTTTAGTTATAGTCAAATCATCAAATAATTTTTTACCTGTTATTTCACTACGACCATAATTATGTAAATCAACAAGGTTTTTAACAGAATTATTTTTCTGTTGTCTTGATGTTAATTTAAAACCTCCATAACTAAAAGCTCCACCAAAAACTGTACCAAAGCCAAATCCTGCGGCTGTTGAAATACCTAAATCTTTAAGACTAAACTCATCTTTAATATCAGCTTGTATTGCTGTTGTTTGTAAAAGTGTACTATGTAATGCTCCTGTTCCTGCACCAATACCCCCTTCTACTGCCGCACCTTTAAGTACAGCTTTCTTTAATCCTTTTTTAGTAGCTTCTTTTTGTGCTTCTATAATAGCTCGTTCACTTATTTCTTTTGCAACTTTACCTTTAAGAGCTTCTTTAAGAGCTACCTGATAAGTTTCTTTAGCTACTTGTTTACCAATACCAAAAGAAAGTAAGTTAATAGGGTCAGCTATCATTGCTCCCCCAAAATCATATAACCAACTTCCAAAGGTTCTATTAGGGTCATTCCAAAAATTAGGTAAAGATTGATACGTTTCCTGTATGTACGCAAATTGTCTTAATCTTTCAGGGTCATCAGCAAAGACATTATATAAATCAAATGACATAGACGTTGTATTATTATTACGCCATGTTCTGTCATTATAAAAATACTCTAATAAGTCAGCATGAGACATACTTTTAAAATCATCATTAAAAAATTCTTCGCCGTCTCTATGGTCATAATAACTTCTTAGAGTTTCTAAAAACTTTTCTGTTTGTATTTCGTCTAATGCGGCTTGAGCCGACATTGGTTTTCTAAGAGCTGTTGTATCTACATCAACATTATAGGATATACCTGTCGAGCCTCCTTCAATTTGGTTTTCTTGTAGCGACTCATCTTCAAAACTATATGTTTTTAATATAGGTTCAATAGGTTTTTCATCTTCTATTGTAAATCTGTTTGCCATTATTTAACCTTATATTTTATTTGCAATCTTTTGAATAATTCATCTATTTGGTCAGGAGTAATATATAAGTCTTCTAGTTTAGCGATTTTCCAATCATTACCTATGTCTTCTATTTTAAAAGAATCATCTGAAGATATTATACTATTAACTTGGTTTACAAGATAATTAACCATAAGGTCAGCATCTTCTTCACTAATTTGTGCTAAAATTTCTTGTAGATATTGTTTAGGTACATCATTAGATAAAATATTCTGCTCAATGAATTTTTCAACTTCAGGTAAAATTGTGTTATTTTGCCAGTCTGTTATTTCAGCACCTTCAAAAGAGAACCACTGCTTATCATCTTTACCAAAAGTAAATGCTTCTTTTAATTCATTAACTGGAAAAGCTAATGTTTGAGCTAATTGTAAATTATAAAGTATATTTTCTACACCTTTATCAATACTTTCAATTTTTACTTGCTCTTCTTCTTCAATTTTCTTCTGTTTCTCTATTTCTTCATTTTCTTTATCTATCAATTCCTGTTCAATTACAGTCATAGGTTTAGCGTCATCATTTGTACCCATAGGATTTGTGTTAGCGTCTCCATAAGTTTTCATTACATAATCACCTAATGTCTGCATAAACTGTCTTCTATCTTCATTAGAAGGTTTTTTCCCATGCTCATCAAAATAGCGTTTTTCATACGCATTAATTTCTATAGTCATGTAGTTAGCCGCTTTTCGTAATGCGTTATTACCACCTTTTGCCTGAAATGCACCTGACGTATCAGTGTAAGCTCCTCTAATAGCACTGTTTATTAGACTTATTTGTTCTACATAAGTTGAGTTAGCCATATGTATTGGTGCAGAATTATTCTTAGCGTTAGCTGTAGCCGTTCCCCATAATCCTAATGCACCTGATAAGTGTTCAACTGGAATATTATTATCTGCCATATACTTTGTAATATCACTTGGGTTTTCAAAATTACCTTCAATAACCATTACAAAGAAATCATCTACGTCATCAGGATTAACAGTTATATTTCTATCAGCATTAATTAATCTATCAAATTGTAAAACTGAAGGAGGGTCTATTTCAAGTAACAAATCTCTAGCCTCATTTTGCATTTCAAAGTCACCTCTGTTTTCTTCGTTAAAAGCCAAAATTAATATGTCAGAAATTTTCTTTTGTTTTTCATCTTCTTTATCTATTCTATTTTGATTTTCTAATCTTGCACTCTTATCATTTAATTTAGAAACTAATTCTGTTACTTGAGTTTGATTTGTACTAAGTAGAGAACCTAATTCATTACCTCCTGCACCTGTCCCTCTGTCTGACGTAAGTATTTCTAAAGCAACTTGTATGTCTTCAGGAGTTTTAGCTGTCTGTAAAATAACTTCTGCATGACGTATAGCAACTTCATTCATTTCATCATTACTAAAGAAATATTGTTTTTGACCATCTACAGAAGGAAGCTCTGTATTAAGTGATTTAACCATAGACCAATAATCATTATCTATATCAGTAACAGTTTGTAAAAGGGTAACACCTGCTTCCATTTTTTTATTATGAGCATACTTAGCTCTGATAACACCATCTTTAATAGCTTCTTCTGCTTTGTATTGATTAAAGACTGTAGCAAAACCTGTAACATAGGCTTGGTCTTCGCCATTAAAATCAGGAATATGATTTTTATAAAACTCTTCTAAAGTTTGCGTGGTGTGGTCATAGTTATCTAAGTCTGCTGTAATTTTAGCAATAACATCTGCCGCTTTAAATCTTCCATTTTGACCATGTATTGCCGACTCTGCATACATATTAGAAAGCTCTTTATGTTGACCAGATAATATTTGTTTACTAATGTCATCAGCATTTAAACCTGACGCATATAATTCTTGCATTTTATTAATAGCAATATTCTTTTTATCATTAATAAAATTCTGACTATACTGCTCTAAAGCAGGTGTCATATTACTTAGTGTATTTACTATTTGTGATAACTCATTACTTCTAGCGACATTAGGTCTACCTCCATATGTAGAACCATAATATTTATTTGATACTCTTGATTTATATGCCATTATGATGTGTCCGTTTGTTTACCAAAATCTTTAAAATATTTTCTTTCACTTGCAGGTTTATCCAAATATCCCTGTCCTGCACCTGCTATCTCTAATCCTAATGACATAACACTAGGCTGAACTACAGGCTCTAAACTATTATAAGTACGTTGTAAGTTTGCGTATGCGTCATCTGTTTGGTTATTAAGAGTAAACATATCACCCATATACTCTTCAGATATTTGGTTATAATCTAAATCTGCCGCAGAACCTATGCTTCTCATTATTACAGCAGGATTACCAAATCCTAAGTTGTGCATTTTTGCAATATCGTATTTCTTTTGTTGGTCTACTTTAAATTCTTCTAAGGCTTTTTCTCTTGCCGCCATACCTCGCTCAGTTTCTATTTTAGATAAGTCAACTAAGTAGGCTTTGTTGGCTGTCATTTTAGCTCTTGAATTAGCCCATGCTTGGTCTTTAGCCACTTGTTTTTTAGCTTGATGACCCATAACAGCTTGTCCTATTTTCATTACTGCCATAGCTTCATTTACGCCACACATACTTCAGTCTCCTTCATCACTAATAAGAATGGTATTTTTTCATATCCGTATTCTCCTAATTCTTCTTTCACTTCAAAACCTAAAAACTGTAACCATTTTAGCGATTGCCAATTTCTTTTATCGACAAAGTTATATAAGTGTTCATACCCCTCACTCATTTGCTCTATCCAATAAGGACACTCTTTTAAAAATTGTCTTGTATGATTAAATAAATTTTCACTTGATAATAACCATGCACAGCCATAACCTTTTTCTGCACTTGGCGTTGACCCAAACATACCTATGACACCTTCTTCTTTAGTACCAATGATAGAATAAGTTTTATGACCTTCGATTGTAAAAGGAACGATTAAGGCTTCTAATGGTGAAGCATTATCGGAAGCTCTAATTTCTGCTCTATCTCCTTTTCTAATTTTAGGAGCTAACTCTAGTACATCTGCTAACTTAGCAATGCGTACATATTTTTCTTTCATTACATTCTCCTTGAGCGTCTATGATAGTAACCCTCAACTTCTGCACTTGCTATAAACATAGGTAAGTGAGAACTACTTTTAATATTAAGAGTAAAATCTGTGTTACGACATTGAACAGGAACTCTTAGTGTACCTGAACTAATTGCAGGTGTACCTATTGTACTTCCTGCTGTACCAATAATATAACCATTCATATAAGTTGTATTTGTACTTCTATTCTCAGGAGATACTTCTACTTGAAAATATCCTGAGTTTTCAAAATCAAAATTTATTGTTCGTATTTGATAGCGACCTGACGTAATAGCCATAAGTCCTCTACCTGTATCTTCTCGAATATATTGAGGTGATAAAGTATATAAAGACTCATACGGAACACCTATGTAAACATTTGTGTGATTACCTACTAATGTATAGTTAGAGCCACTGACATATGTTAACGCATAGTTAGACCCATTAGTTGCATCAACTGCCATAAGTCCTGCCTTCGCACCATAAGGTGATGTGACTGTAGTTAAACCTGTAACTGCACTGTAAGTACCAGTAACTTTTTTTCGTAAATCTAAATGAACATTAAAACCTACAGTTGTGTCTTCTAAATTTCTTAAATCTATTTTAAATAATTTTGTATCCTGTCCTTCAGCAGTAAATAAATAAACATAACTATCGCTAGTCATACCTCCTAATATTTTTACTCCATTAAATGTCCACTTAGACCATGCTGTTTGTACCTTCTCACCTTTATCAAAGAAATATTTATAAAGATATATTGTGTCAGCATTTGTTGGCGTTACGTTAGAACCTACAGAAGCAGGTGCTACTGTTCCATCTGCTGTATCAGATACTAAAAATAATAAAGTATCTTCAATCGTATTACTTATAATTTGATACGGATTTGCAGGAATTAAATTTTGTACTGCTACACTAATATCTAAACCATCATTTGTTAAAGTATCATCATCAGCATAGTATTCTCTTACTGCTGTATTATTATTTCTTGATTGACAAAAGTATGCAAACTTACCTGCCGCTACAGGAGTCACATTATCATCATGCTCAAACACTGAGACTTCATTTAGTATAGCTGACGTAGGTGTGATTGTGTCTCCACCTGAGTCTAATTTATATTGTGCTGTGTCAGAAAATACTAATAAAGTTTCATTAAATGCTACAGTATTTTTAAGTGTATTAACTTGTGTACCTGACGCCGCTATATCAATAGGGTCAGTATCTAAAACTTGTGTAACTGTTGTAGCAAAGAAATTAAAGTAACTAGCATTTTCAGATAAAATTAAATTTTCTCCTGAAAGAATACCTAATCTACTTTTATAAAATGTTAAATTTTGAATTGCTTTACCAACAAATGAAGGGTCAGAGTTTGATGAAGAGTCTCCACATATTCTGTCAGTCCAATTTAATTTTTTAAATGTAAATGTCCCATTATTATTATTAATTAAAGCATGAGGCATTGTAGTGTCTGTTAGTCCTACACTTGTAGCAGGAGCAATACATTCATTCCAAATACCATTACCTTTAAATTGGACAAAATAATCAGAAAGAGTATCTCCTTCATCACCTGTTACTTGTATAATAACATCATCTTTTCCATAGTAAGGAAGTTTAGTAAAATCTTGTATCTTATCTTTGATAGCATACATAGAAGCATTACCTGCACCATCAGAAGTAGAAACAGTATAGTTTGCATTTCCATCAGTAGGTTTACCATAGATAACAGAGTCATAAGACTCAAAAGTAAAGTAGTTACTAATACCAGAATAATTTGTTAAGCCTTGTGTAGTAGATAACGTAGCTCCTGTATCAGTACGAACAGTTTTAAATCCTATTTGTGACGCACTTCCATTCCAATGTGTACTTGAAGTACCTTTTAAAAGTATATCTGTAATCTTATTTGTATCTCTAAATTCACTATCAGTAGTTGCATCATTACCACTAGGCATTTGAAATATAACTTCTATCTCTTGTGCCATACTAGGGTGTTTAAGTGCAACTTTGTACTCTCGACCATAATTTGAAGTCTTAGCATAAATTAAAAACTCTTCTACTTTAGCCGCAGACGTTGTACTATCTGCTGTAGGCACAATAGATTTATTAGCAATAAAAGTATAGTCAGCAATATTAACTAATTTAAAATCTTCTTTTGGATTTGTAGAATTGAGATAAGTATTACCATCAGGATAAGAAACAGTTTTTTCATTACCTGCTAAATCATATACTTTTACACCATTGTCATAGAAAGCACATAAATATTGGTTACTTTCATCACGCTGTATGTTCCATAATTTTGTTGTGTTGGGAAATACATTTGAAGCATCAAGTGTTGCTATATATTCAAGAGGTGGACGCTTTGATAAACCATTTACAATATTGTTTTGTAAATTTACTTGGTCAGTAGCTTGATTAATACCTCTTTGTGTAGGTGTTTGCTGAGATATACCATTTATAAAATTAGGAATACTCTGCGATACAACTGGCATTAGTATGTCCTTCGTGGAGGTCTGTTAATAATTGAGTAAGTGTTAGCGTCTCCTGAAAGAATATTTACATCAGCACTTCTTGTATCAGATTGTTTAAAAGTATTATGTGCTTCTTGCTCATCAGTACCAACTAATTGAGTAATTTCTTTATCACCAATAAAACGAGCCGCAAATCTTCTAGCTGATTTTAATGTAATATATTGTCTTGCATATTCAGGGAGATGTTCAAATTGTTGTACTAGAACTACATCAAGTGTAGGTACAGTTGTAAAAACGTCAGTATGATTATCCATATCATACAAAAAGCCATCACGAATAACGACATTCATATAGCGGAAATCTGCTGAGGCGTCAGCTTGGACGCAGTTTGAGGGTAGTGGTATTTTATTGTCAGTGTCTAAAGAAACTACATACTTATATTGTGTATTAAAATTCCAACCTTGAGTTTGAACTGACATAGATGTTTCATCTAAAATATTTTTAGCGACTGATACATCTACATTCGTATTACCTGTAATTGTATTAACAGGAGCTTCACCTATTACTGATAACATAGTATTAACAGCTTGAAGCTCAGTAGTTGGAGTAATCTGTGTTGTCATAGTTTCCCTTAAAAAGAAGAAGGCGGAACTAAGTCCGCCCTCTAGTTAAGATTATGTAGTTAAAGAGGCTTACGCTTCTTTAATACCTACAGCCGCTTCAGGTCTTAGGACGCCATGTCCCATTGCGTATTTAGCAACCATTAATGTACCTTGACGTCTAATGTCATATTCCATTTCAGTTGATAAATCCATTAGCTTAACTGTACCTGCCGCACTAGGGTGACAAACTAATGCCACATAGTTAGTTAGGTTTACTGCTTGTGGTTTTGAAGCACCTGCGGTAGCCGAACCTGCGTCTGGTAGAGCAGTTGTAATGTTTGAAGCAACAAAGTGAGGAGTTGGTATTAATTCAATTCCTGCAACTTTAAGAACTTTACCTTCAGCAACACCACCATTAGCACCACCACTGAAGTCAACATTGACTGCATTTGTAGCGTTAGCTAATTTGTAGTATTCTTCTAATCTTATGAACGCTTTTCTACCTTCTTTTGGAACATAGTGAGAGTCTAAGTTAGAAGCGGCGTCAAACAATGAGTCAATCATTGCGTTTGCCGCAGTTGCCGCAGTAGCAGAAGCGATACTTGCATTAGTTAATACTGTACCTGCGTCTCCGCCTGTTACGTTGGTAGCCGCCTGAGCCGCTTGACCGATAGTTTGTAATACATGCTTATCTTTTTGGAAAGCCAAAGCTCTACCAATTTCTGTAGAGTAAGCACTTCTTACGTCCCAGTGATTCTTAGCTTCTTCAATGTTGCTAAGGAATACTGAGCTTAATAGTAAGTCATTAATTGTAATGACTTTTTCGTTGTGGTTTACGTCACTTCCTGTGATTTCCGCACCTGCTGTGTGATAAGCCGCCGCTACTCTACCCATTACTGGAAAAGTTGCTGACTTACCATTAGAGATAGAACGAACCATCTCTGCACCTGCTGTTACTGAAGCCTGTTCAAAAGAAGTTAATACTTCTCCTGCAAAAACTTTCAGAAATAGGGCGTCCTCTGTACCAGAAGCATTGACTCTGCCCACCGATACTGGTGTTGCATTTGCCATTTTAGTCTCCTTTGTTAAGGTTATTTAAGAAAGCCTTACATGTTCAGTTTCATAATCAAGATTGTCCTCCGCAAAGGGTAAAGTTAATTCACTTATTATGTTCGGCAGTTGCCACATATACCATGTCGCACAACTATATTTTACTGTTAGCTAGTTTTGCTTTCACATCTGCTTGATAAGCAGGGTCACTCGCATATCTACTATCATTCATTGCAGTTGTAACTTCAGCCCATGAACGATAACCTTGTTCGCTAGTTGCTGACGTCTTACCTTGTACTAAACTTGGTTCAGTGCCATTAGCTTGTTCATATTTTGCTTTAAGTCCTTCTACTGCTAACTTAATAGTATCCATGTCTCTACTATTAACAGCTTGATTATATGCCTTCTTCTCGCCTTCAGTCATATTACTTGCCGCCCAGTCAGACATATTTTTATAGGCGTCATCACCACCTACAATACTTTTAACTTCGCTTTGTTGTTGAGTTGCAAGAGCTTGTTGCCCTTGTATAAAAGCGTCAACATAATCTTTTGGTATTCCTGCTTTCTCTAAAGACTCGTAAGAGCTATCATCTAGTTTACCATTTTCATTATATTGTGATTGTAAATTACTCATATCTAAACCTGCGTTCTCTACAGCTTTTTCAGCTATCTCTAATGACTCTTCAGATTTAGTTTCTTCTTTCTTAGTTTCTTCTTTAGGAGCTTCTTCTTTTGGCTGTCCTAATTTTGTTTCTAATTCTCCATAGGCTTTAGCCATATCTTCAGGTGAATTAAATTTTTCAGGTAGCCACTCAGGTCTATCTGATTTTTCTTCGACTGGTTTTTCAGCCGTAGTTTCTTCTTGTTTTATTTCTACTTGTTCTACCATTATTGAGTATCCTGTTTCGATAAGTTATTTGCAACTGGTGCTATAGCTTTCTCAGCCATGCCCATCATTTGTTGTTGTTGCATTTGTTCTTGTTGAGCTTGTTGCTCTGCCATTAACTCTTCTTCCGTTTTCATTAAACCTTCTGTATCTATTCCTAGACCAGTAGCTATA